GCGACCGGCGCGCCGTCTTCGCGTCGTACCCTGTGCGCACCTCTTTACCAATGCGCTCATACGCCTCTTCGATCGCTTCCGCGATGTCGAGGTTGAAGTCTCGGCTGCCGGACGTTGTCATTTGTTACACCATCTTCGTGTTGCGAACGCCACGGCCTGCCATAACGCAGCCGCCGTCCTTGAAACCAGCCACCTTGCCACCGGCCTTGAAGCCCTCGACGTCGCGACCCTTCAGGATATCAGCCTTCGTGATCTTGCCGTCTTTGTTCAGGTCTGGAAACTGCTTGTCCTTGGCCATGGGTTACTTCCCCTTGACCTTGCCGCCGCGCTTCATCATGACTTCGCCACCGCGCATCATTTTGACCTGACCGCCGCGCATCATCTTTTTCTCGCCGGGCTTCATTGCAGCCTTGGGCTTACCCTTGGCAGCCATCGGCTTCTTGTCCTTGCCTTGCATCATGACGTGATCTCCTATCTCGCCTGTCCAAAATCAAGCGCGCGTACTCGGGCGCGCTATATCTTCTATAGTAACCCAACTTTTCAAGTTTTGCAGCAGAATTGTCAAGTTCCGTGAGCCGCTGCAAAAAGATGACGGCGGCCTCGCTGATGTGAGACAAAGCCCAGAGGTCTAGTCCAGCTGAGCTGAAAAACTCGTTCATATGGTCTGTCGCAACTTCCAGCTGCTCGTAGTCCCCAGAGAACGCGTCGTCCACCACAACAATCACGTCCAGCTCATCCGTCAGACCAGCCGCCGCTTGCAACACCGCGGACCAAAGAGCCCCGTCTGCCTGCACAATCTTTACCCGTCCCTTGTCGTGCGCAGGCTTGGCAAATGGGCAGAGAGGAAGCCCGAGGTCAGGGTCCACCTCAGCAAGCTCCTCGATCCACCGCTCGATCAAAACGTGCCCACAAAGCCGCCGCGCCGGTACCCTTTGACCTTGGCCTCCGGCGTGTTCGACACAACCGTCTTGCCCTTGGCGCCAGCCTGCTTTTTCTTGCGAGCCGTCGATGCGCGCTCAGACTTGCTCAGAGACTGAGCCTTGGACCGAGGCAAGCAGCGATCAGGGTTCTTCTTGTCCTTGGACGTGCCACACTTGCCCGCGATGTTTCCACCCGAGTCGATGCGGACCCAGTCCTGCTCGCGCCACTTTTTAAGCTCGCCCATCAGAAAACCCTTACAAGGCCGCCTTCAGCCTTTTTGTTGACCTTCTTGCCCTTGGCACCCTTGGCGTAATTCGGGTCCTTGCAATACTTGCTTGCCGCCATATTGGCGTACGCGCTCGGGTAGGTGTCAAAGGTCCGCTTGGCCCAAGCCTTGCCCTTGGGACAGATCTTGTTACCCTCGGCCATCAGGACAGACCCTTCATCGCTTCCTGCTTACGCGGGCTGCACATGGACTGGTCAACCTTGCCGCCCTTCTTAAATTCGGGCTTGGCTTTGGTTGGCTTCATCTTCACTGGCTTCTTCATCGGAACCTCCGTGATTTGCTTCGACATATTACCACGATTCATCTTACTGTCCTACCTTGTCTTTGAAAGACATCCAGATCGCAGCGGCGATAAACATCAGAGCGCCGGTCGTTACAATCCGTACCGAAGTCTGCCACATCGTGGTCCGCGTCTCACGCCAAGCAGACAGCAGTCCGCGCAGCTCGTCAAGATCCCGCGGGGCGTTCTCGTCGTGGAGACCAAGCTCTTGCAGCGCGGCCCTCGCACCTCGCTTGGCAGAGCGGTCGAGCATTGCCTCGAGCTCTTCATGCGTGAGTTGTACGCTTCCCATCAGCAGTTCCACTTCTTCAACGATAGCGCCTTACGTGTCGGCTTTCCTTTTTCGTCCTTCATCGGACCGGGCATTCCGCCCGTCCGAGCGCAGAAGCTTTTCTTGCGGCCTGCGTCCTTCTTGGTCTTCGGGTTCGGAGCAGGCGGCTTGAGGTTCATCCCCTGCTTTTTGGCGGACGCCCGGCCCTTGGCATTCAAGCCACCGGTTGGGTCCTGCCCGGCTTTTCTCTGCCACGCTGGAGACTTCGCCATCACACTTCCCCTCGGTCAGGCCAGCTCAAAATGGGGGCCGTCAATGAACGGACGCCTGCCCTCGCTGCGGCGCAGGTCCACGTACGAGTTCATCGCGTCTTCCATCGATCCATCCCAGTCGCGGATGTCCGGGATGTGCCACGCAGCGCCCCAGCGCAGGACAGCGCCGGTCTCTACAGCTGCTTCCTGCATAGCGTCAGCAAGATCGTCGTACAGGTTCAGTTCCCACGAACCACGGCTACCGATGTAGGCCATCAGGTCAACGGCCTTGCCGTCCAAGTGCTTGGAGCGCATGGTCTTGCTTGCGCCCTTGGCGACCAGTGCCCGCTGCTCTTCCATCGTGCGAATACCGCAGATCACACCGAAGTCAGTCTTCGTCAGCAGTATCGCCAGCTTTACCGTTGCGACGAGCTGCTCGTCGACACCTTGTAGGTGGCTCAGGCTGCGCTCTGAAAGTCTAAAGCTCATGTGTTTTTCTCCGTTGTGTTGCTGGCGCCGAAGTAGAAGGAGATGACAGCAGATGCGCTACCACCCAGCCAGCCTACGGCGACGTTGATAAGGCCAAGATCGGCACCGTGATCGATAAAGGTTACTGCCCCAACGTAGCCGAAGAAAGCAAGAAGCGTGCCAACAGCAAGGACGGTAGGGGTCATGTCCCTAACGCTGGCGTGGCGGCGGCGCGCGCTGTCCCGATCGGCAGAAGCGATCTTGACCAAGTCTACGTCCAGCGCCTTCATCTGTACCTTGAAGTCTGCCTCGACCTTCTTGATCTCCGCCAGCTGCTCAGGAGTGGCGCTTGACACCGCCGCCTCAACGGCCTCCATGGTGGATTCCGAAAGACCTAACTTGTCAGCCACGAGCTTGATCGCCATTCCACCAAGCGGGCCGCCCATTGCGGTTGCTAGGGTAGGGGCCACTGCCCCGAGTATCGCCGTCAGATTTGTCATTGTTGCAGATCCTTCAGATACATTGCAAAAAAGTACAGCAGCCCGCCGCCTATGCCTACAGTAGCAAAAAGCGTGGCGCCGAGGAAGACTTTTGCAAAGAATGCCTGTTGCTGCTCTATCGCTGCTTGACGCTGCTTGCGCAGCTGGCCCTCAGTACGGAGGATTTCTTCCCACGTTCCCACGCCATAGGTCATCGAAACCCACACTTTCAGCTCGTAGCGCTGCGCCTCGATCTGCTTGCGCGCCAAGACCGCTTGCGTAGCCATCGCCTCGATGTTGTCAGACCCGGTGAGAAGCCGAGAAACGATGCCGGGGTTCTTCGTAGCCTTCTCAATCGCTGAGATCTGCGCAGACGCGCCCATCCACTTCTGGATGTCGCCGTGCATAGACTCAATATCACGCCCAATCTCGAACCCGCGCTTTAGCATCGAGAACGCTTTGCTGGCTGCGCCTATGGCGAGGGTGACGGACGCCGGATCCATGACCCCACCTAGTTGTAGAAGAAGTTAGCAGAGTCGACGTTGGTCATCTTGGCATAGGTGCCGTTTTTAACAAGCATGCCCTCTCCCGGGACGGAGAGGACGTTCGCAAAAATGTCCGCCGCGGACACTTCTGTGCTAAAAATCCATCCGCCGCCACCGTTCACATATGTGCAAACAGGGCTACCTGAAATAGTGCCGCTGTTTATGTCCACTATGGTAAAAGCATTGGCCGTAGTGACCGTGACCGCATAGTTGCCGGATCGAGCCTCGCCCCCAGTACCGGGCCTATACGCGATACCAACAGTGTCACCTGTTTGCAGCCCGTGACCGGTTGAGCTGACCGTGACCGTTGTCCCACTGCGCGCGTAGGTTGCAGCCACAGGGATTGTGACCGTGTCAAAGATCTCGAGAAAGCCATCAGATGCCGTGCCGATATACGACAGACCGGTGATCCGATGCCGTCCCAAGACGACAAAGCCGGACCCGTGGGCGTGTGTACTCTTGGTGTCAGAACCAGCCATAAGCTATCTCCTTATCCTGCGGATACAGACAGGGTGCCGCCGTCGTTCCAGATCGCACCAGCAACTGCTGGATCAGAAGTGGGGATCACGATGACGTTTGCGGCGCTCGACAGCGTTGCCGCACCGGTCACGGACAGGGTGCCGGTGACTGTAGCGTTGGTGCCGTAAGTAGCGTTGGTGGTGATCGCGCCGGTGGTTGCGTCCTTGGTAACGGATTGAAAGCCGTTTTCGGAACGTACTGGGCCTGTGAAGGTCGTGTTAGCCATGAGGATCTCCTGTCGTGGCAAATGTCAGCCGCACCGCGCGGCTGTCAGGGATGCCCATAGAGTATACGAGCTGCGAACAAAAAGAAAGAGGCGATCCGATGTGCAGAAGCTTATACGTACTCGAAACGCCACCCCTTGTACGGGCCTTTGGCCAACGGTTTTCCAGAGCGTACAGATCGCTGGATGGTTGGCAGAAAAATACCGAACTCCTCTTTAATAGCCGTCGTTCGAGGAAACACGGTGATCTCCCCCGTCGGCGAGATCATCCGGACAGGCTGCCCCATCTTTGCCTTGGACTCCTCACTGTGGCTCTTTCCCAGCCAGTTCTGGTTCCCCTGCATGGCCTCAGATATCTTCTGGCAGTGCTCCTCGCTACGAACGTGACCCTTGGCGTAACTGTTACCCTTCTGGGCATCCGACATCTTCTGCCTTGTCTCCTCAGTGGGGATGAACCTCCCGCCTCGGCCCTCGGCCAACGCAGCTTGGACCTTGGTGCTGATTAGCTGCTTGGCCGCTTCGCTGTGCTTGCGTCCGGTCCGGGGGTCAGCGGTCTTCCACTGCTTGAGAGTTGCTTCGCGGACAACCTGCTTTTGGTCGTCGGTTAGCTTGGCTCCGTATCGATGGTGCTCAGGTCCTTTGCTCCGCCATGGGCTTCGGGCCCACCTAGATAGGTTGCAGCACAAAGGGTCGCCTATCAGTTCCGCCAGTAAGGCCTCTTCCGCAGCCTCCATGTGCACTACAGACTGAAACTCCTCCAGCAGCTCAAACACGAACACCTCCTCAGAGTGTTTGTCCCAAGAGGACTGCAGGTGTCTGTTGGGGTGAGTGCCGTTCCGCAACTTGGATCTATGGCCCCTCCATCGCTCGTACAGGTTCGTAGAGCTGCCGATGTAGTATTTCTTACTGACCAGATTTCGTATCCGGTAGACCGCAATTATCTTTCTTGCCTTTGCCATTCTCTTTCCTCCGATACATATCCTATTGTAGGTACACAGTACTACAAGACTTGTAAAGAGGCATAAAAAAACCCCCACCGAAGTGGGGGTCTATCGGACCTAAGTCCTTGTTTTTATTAGGCAGAGCCCGGAGACCCAAAGACAGCGCGACTATCACTATATCCGAAAGAATATCTTTCGCGCGCTTTAAATCTCATGTTGCCCGTATCGAAGTCAGCCTCCATTCCAGTGGACAGTGGTGTCCGCTCGAAGTGGATGAAGCCGCGTGGTGCGTCCGTCTTGATGAAGAATGCATCGGGGTCAGTCAGGAAGTCGTTGACTGTGTACCCTTCTGGCAGCATCCCCATGGAGCGGAGCGCGTTCACGTCGTTGTCAGCAGTGCCAACACGCAGGTTCGAAACCATCAGACGCTCTGCGATGAACTGCAGTTGGCGTGGGACGATAAGCTTCAAGCCGCGGAGAGCAACCTTCAGGCCGCGCTCATCAACAAAACCAGCGATGTTGATCAGTGCGTCTTCCAACGAGGTCTCGTTCAAGTCGGCCGCAACGCTAGGAGTGTTTGCAAAGGTGCCGCCCGAAGTCAGTGGGTGGTCCGTTGCGCACAGTGCCTTGCCGTCACCACCAGCCAAAGCGCCGCCAGTGAAGGCGTTGTTCAGGACGGCAGCAGCTTTGACCTGCTTGGTGTGTGCCATGGAGCGAGCCAGTGCACGGGTGTAACGAGAACCGAGACGATCGTAGAGGTTATCCTCGATCGCTTCTTCAGTCAGCGAGAATGCAAGTGCAACCGTTTCGTGGTTGTAGCGAGCAGTGTACGCTTCGTTGGCGTCATCGAAGCTGATCGCAGAACCCTCGGATTTGTTAGGCGCCGCGCCGAAGCCCGACAGCATAACTTCTTCCTCGAATGCACGATCCGATGACTCAGTGGTGAAGATTTCAGAGTGCTGGTTTTCGTAGCGACCATACTCCATTCCGAACAGGGCATTAAGGCCCGGCTCGAGTTCTTTCGCAAGTTGTGCGCGAGAGATTGCCATGTGCTAGTCCTCCTTACACGCCGGTCGTCGAAACAGTGCCACCAGCAATTGCGCCATTCGACGAATTGAAGTGGTTGTTCAAACGCACGATTACAGGGATACCAGCTGCGGTGAAGTCGGCGTTCTCAGGATCCTCTTGGATACCCATGATGCGCAGGTTCAGCGTGTTGGTATCGGCGATGGTGTTCAGGTCGAGCGTAGCCGACGAGATACCTGTGATGGTGCCTCCCGATGTGGCCAGAGCAAAGTTCGCATTGGCAAAAATTGCCGCGCGGACTTCTGCTTCTGTGTTCGCTGCTGCGACCACGTTGGATGTTGCGACAACAAACAGCTGTGCTGGGTCGTCGTAGACGAACGCCTTGACAGGGAAGTTTGTGTCTGCACCAGACCCGGGCCAGTAGTTGGACCAGACCTTCTTACCGGTTGTTGCCGAAACGTACTCGCAGCCTTGGAACACGCCCAACAGACCTACCGTGCCGCCCGCTGCTGCACCAACGATGTCGATGACACCGGCTGCAAGTGGGATGACAGGGGAACCCTGATAGATCGCGTTTGTATTGCCTGCGGCGATACGGTACTCGGTCGAACCGGTGCTGTTGGTATTCTGACCCACCTTGCCGATGGGACGAAGACCGAATGCGCCATTGATATTGGCCATTTTCAGCTCCTTTTGCTGTTAGTCGGAGGACCCACGTCCACCGAATGAGACTTTACTCTGCCGAGTCTGATGAATCGGCATCGAAGGATGTGACTCCTTCATTAAGTCCTGATCGACAGCCTGCATCTGTTCGCGGGTCCGGAGCCCGTAGTACGCGGATCGTTCGTGAGCAGTTTCGATAGGAATACGACACAGCATCAGGCCACCTTGGCCAATGATTCCCGAGTAACGACCATCGTCGATCGTCGGAGACTCATAGTCTGGATACTCATCGGCGCGGACGGGGGTCCATCCTTCACGCAGCTTGGAGTGGACATTCATCTTGTCCTCTTCGCCGCGCATAGCGATTCGAATCCAGCGATGCACATAGCCCGCAGGGGCTTCTGGTGCAGCAAGGTGGCTGGGCGGTGCCCATGGTTTACGGCGCGTGGTTTCTTCACGCGTGGTAGCGGACCGTGGTGTGCGAGTGTTCTCAGTCATCAGATTAATCCTTTACGTACTTTGCGTATTCCTCGAGAGGAACATTGAGCCTTTTAGCAATGGCGATCTGCGACGGTGATAGCCTCACGGTCTTGCGCCCCTGTTTGTTCGTGCTGCGGGATGCCGAAGAGCCAGCGGGAGCGACCTGACTTTTCCCCGATGTGTTGGCCGCCTTGAACTTGTGCGGAAACTCCGTACGAACCCGACGATCGATCTCACTATAGTAGTCATCGCTCTGCGGGTCAAATCCTTCTTCCTCGACCAACTTGCGATGGATACCAAACGCGGCATAGGTCATGACTTCGTCCTGACCGAACCACGT